GTGTTGCTGTATTCGCAGCCACACTTCGCGGCGACCTTCCATAACGCCGTGAATACGGGGATCGGGATCGAAGCACGTTTGGTTCGCCCGACAAAATCGTGCTAAGTCTGCGAGCACTTTGCGCCCAACGGGTCCAGCGAATGTGTTGATGTAGGCGACACGGCGCCCACTGAGATAGTTGAACGCCGAGCGAAGCTCCTCACGAATGTTCATAGACAACCTCCAGGTTTACTTCGCTTTGCCGCCCTTTGCGACGGCTGATGCCTTCATCATTGCGGCGGCCGCGGGGCCAGCCTGAATGTCCATCTCGGCCTGCGCCTTCGCGGCACGCGCCTGCTGCTTCTGCGCAACAACGTCGTCGCCGTTCATCCAGCGCTCTGGCGTACCATTGTTGATCGCCATCTCTGGGATAGCCACATCGAAGTTGTAGCGATCCAATGCGCTGGGGTCCTGCGTGATGTTGACTATCTGCAGCGTAGTCTCCAGCGAACGAATGAAGCCGGCGTTCTCCTCGGCCTTCGCGATACGCGCCATCGGTGACGTGTACACGATCTGGTAGTCGCCTTTGGCCTCGATCAACTCCCGCGGCATCGGCAAAAACAGTCCCAGCTCTAGGCCAAGGTCCAGCTCGCGCTCGATCATGGGGCCAACATAGTCGGATTGCTGGCGGCCAACAGTCGGGGCGAGCAGAATGCCCTTCTGATTTGCCATTTCGACCACCTGGGTCGCCGTCAACACCTTGGGGTCATTGAGCAGCACTTGGAACAGGTTCACGAGGAACGCGTCATTGATCACGGCACGCTCATCGTCCATCAGGTCTTTGCCAATCATGACGTTGCCAATCGGCAGCGGCTGCACCATCAGTTGACCCGAGGCGTTGACGCCGCCGACGTTGAGTGCGCCGGGCTTCATGGAGATGCTGGCGATGCCATCGTCGTGCGTAAACAGCACGGGATCAACCGTGCGATGTCCCTGCTTTAGGACGATGCGCTTCTGAGCATTGAGGGTTTTTATAGCCGGCAGAACCTGCATCGCTGCGCCACGGCCATAGGGTTCACCGGGGGCCTGATCGCCACGCGCAGTCGGAAGCGGGAACGAATTGTAGCCGCTCTCCCAAACGAGTTTGTTGCCTTGCTTGATCACATAGTACGACGCGTACTTCTTTCCCTTCGCGTCGAGGCGCTTCGGATCATAGTCTACCGTGCGCGGCTTAACGCAATGGAAGACCCAATATTTGGTCTGATCGGTGCCGGCCTTGTTCTTTTCGGTCACGGCGTCGGGTACTTTGCCCGGCGTCGAGCTGCCGGGACCCCATTGGTCTACGATCTGTTTCGCGGTCATCTCGAAAATACGCAGGAACGTGTCCACGATGCCCTGATGGTTTTCCTTCAGGTAGACTTCGCCGAACGGGATCGCGCGGTAGCGAAAACCCACAGTGCCGTCGATGCCCGAGTGCTTATCGATCAGCATGGGACCATTGCCCCATGCGCCGAGCTGCGTGAACGTCTGATGGTTCTGCGATGCGAAGTTCGCGGTCGGCGCATAGCGCAGCCGGAACAGCCGGCGCGTGGTGTCCTCGAACCAGAGGCGCACAGCGCGCACCTTCTGGAGATCGGGGTTAGACGCTTCGAGCGAATGCCAAAAGCTATTGCGGGGCGTCAGCAGGCTGTCGATGATCGCAGAGAAGCGAGACAATGCGATCTCGCTCGTGCTATCGATCTGATCCTCAGTCTTCCGTTCGCCGATGGTGTTGGAGCTGTACGGAAAGAAGGTATTCTTGTACGTGGGCAACACGAGACGCGCAACCTCATCGCAGTGCGACGATAGCGTTGAGCGCTCCGAGATCATCTGCTCGGCCTCTTTGCTGATCTTTTGGCCGATGTCGTCTTCGTACGCCATGGGATTATTTCTTCCTGCGAAACAGTGACATTGGGTTCACGGCGTTCTTCACGCTGTTCTCCAACGCCTTGGGGTCCGCCTTCTTCTTCAGCGCTTCGGCCGCCTGCTTTTTCTTCAGGTCATCGAGCGCCTTCTTATCAGCCGCCGAGAGTTTGCCGCCCATGAGCGAGCGCATGCTGTCGAGATAGGATGCCATTAGATGAGCCCTCCGCTGAGGCCGCGCAATGCTCCGGTCGCCGAGCTGGCCGAATTGAGCATCATGTTGGGTGGTTTCTTCTTCGTCGTCTGTAAACCGAGGTTGCCCCCGCTACGCGTGAGTGTCTGTGCCGCATTGGGGTTCATGGCATCGCGCGCCGTCTTGTCTAGGGTGGAGCCTTGGCCGGTTCCATAGTAGGTCTCCGCGGACACGCGCCCATCAGCGTCGGTTTTGCCGAGCGCTGGGATAACTCCAACGGCGCCGGGCTTCTTGGCCTTCATCGCATTCATGATGGTACCGAGAATGCCGCCTGTGTTCAGAGAAGCCATTTCAGGTCACCGGGAAATCTACGTCAGCCGCCATTTTCACCGCCGTCTTCGCTCTGCGCGGATCATGATCCGGCAGAAGTTTGGCGGCACGCTTCATCATGATAGCCTTCTGCGTCGCGGATTGCAAGTCGTCATCGACCTTGACGATTTGGCCCTCGTCCCTGTGGTAGCTGCGGTACTCCTCAAACCATTCCATAAGATGGGAAAACACCTTGAAGCGACCCGTCGTCATACGCTCATCCAGCTCCAAAATCGCGGCTTCCGTCGATAGGCCACCGTCCGGCCACGTCGCGTGCTCCTCAAGCATACGTAAACCATGCTTCTTGTAGATATCCGCAACCGATTTGCCTTTGCTGTCGATCTCGCGCTTTGTTCCGTCCTGCGGCCAAGCGTGCGGAATTTCGCCGCCGTGCCCAAAGTATGCAGCCTTGATCGCTTCGCTGTGCTGCAGCGGCGTAATGGTTTGCCCATAGAGTGCCTTCATCCGCACCGTGCGAACGACGTAGATGCAGTCGGCGTCGCGGTCCCAGCCGATCAGCACCGCAGCGAATGGATGGCTGATGCCGAAATCTAGGCCCCATAGATACACCCAATGCTTTGGAAGAGGAAACGCTGCGATACTGATGTTCTCCTCAGGGGTCAAGAAGATGCGGCCGCTGCCGAGGAAGGGTACACCCTTAGCGCGGGCTTCGCGTTCATGCGCAGGATACTTCGCTACGGTGAGCCGGCGCTGCTCTGGCGTATAGTGCTCTGCGTCGTCAATCGTCATCATGACTTTGCCGCGGTGTGGCTCTCGAATGTCGCCGAACATTTTCACGACGTTAGATTGCCCAAGGAGCGGCGTGAACGTCAGGTACGTCATGCCGGCGCGGGCAACGGTACGCGTGACGCCTTCGCTGTAGATATCCTCGGGCGGCTCCTCATCGAACCATACGCAGTCGAGTGTCTCGGATTGCCACTTCGGGCGGCCCTGATCGTACGTCTTGAAGCGCAGGATCGAGATGCCGTCCTTGACACCGGCTGCGGTGTAGTGCTGCACCTGAACGGTGTCGTAGAGATCGGCGACGCCGCGCGCAGTCGAAGTGTCCTTGATATCGTCACGGGGAATTGCTCCGGTGCCTTGCGCCTCCACAACACCTGCTTCGCCCATGAGGTACTTCTGAACACCGTCGCGGACCTGTTGCCCTGTGTTGGCCGAGGCCCACGCCTTGATCGGACGATCCCAACGGCGCCCCTTCCACCACTCCGGGTATTTGCCGGTGAGATGGTACGCCATCTCCATGGAGCCCGCCAATGTTTTGCCAAGCTGATTGCCTGCCTGGAACAAGCGCTCGGTCTTCTCGACGCCCATGTTGTGGAAGGTGGACTGCTTCGCGTAGGGCCTATAGAGCCGCATCGCTGCTTTCTGCCGGCTCTCCAGCAATTTCTTCAAATCGCTTTCGAGAAGTCGAAGCTCATTGCTCATCGTCGGTCTCCCAGGAGAATGCATCGTGTTCGCTCATCCGCGAAATCTGCGGAGTTTCCAACACAACAGGTGAAAACTCTGCGTCCACATATTCTACGCCGACACTCTTTAGCACCTTTGAGGGGTCAAGGCCGAGTGCTTTGGCGAGCTGCACCGTCCGCGCGATCACTTCGGCGTCGGTGCGGTTGTCTTCGACCACGACCTTATGTTGCGTCTGCACGATCATGCCCGCTCGGTTCATCAGCATATCGATTGCGCGCAGCTGATCCTTGTGCGTGTCATTCTTCGCGATCAAGTAGAGCTTCGACGCCGCCATGAGTGCGCCTGAGCAGATGCGCTTATCGGCCTCCTCACGAATGGCGGCCAAGACTTTGGGGTTGCGCGACAGCTCATAGGCCCTGGTCGCGTAGCCGGTGCCGTAGCCAGCCATCAGCGCGGCGCCGGTTTCGTTTTCGCCTCCGGTCTCCAGCAGCGCAATGACGAACTTTTGTTGCTTATCGGTCAATTCCCGCATGGCAGGGCCACAGGCGGCTGGGTCGATTATAATAGCGGGCAAATTTACGGTCATCGGCGGAGGCTCCAGTTACGCCAGTGGAAGATACACTGTCCCAGGTTTCTGTCAAGCCCCGCCGTAAAACCCGCGATCACCCTGGAGAAGTATGGTTAACGACCTTCCTAAAAGGCCGCGAAAGCTTGCGTTTGGCCGCTTTCTAGCGGAAGAGGTCGCGCGGCGGCGTCACCCCCAGGGGTACCCCCGGTCTCCAATGCAAACATTGTGTCGCGCAACAATATTTCAACACCATGTTGACAGTAGAAACATGTGCGCTGTGCGAACAACTGCACACGCACGATAATTCGCCCCAAATTAAACCTACGAGTTGAGCGATGCGCAACATTATTACTTCACGCGTTTGTGATTTAACCGCATTATATAGGGGGGCTATACTACTTCTCAGTCTCATGCTAAGCGTAGAACGCTTTTAGCGTGTACGCGCCCGACCCCATGGGAGGGTGAGCGGGTTAATCGCAAACGTTCATGCGCTAATGCTGAGGGCCAACAAGAAGGATATGTGTTTACACTTTCTTAACATGTCATCTGCTACGGTTGCGCATCGTGACGCCAACAAAAGGGGATAATCCAATGTCATCTGTTGTCACATTCAATGCCAAGGCCTTCGAGCGTAGCACAGTCGAGGCCGTTGCGCCGTCCGTTATCCCATGCGGCCGCCGCGTGTTCACTCGCGCGCAATGGGACGCCATGAAGGCTATTCCTTACCTCAAGAGCGACGACAAGCGCGCCCACAATGCCGCGCAACAAACGGTCGCCTTTGGGCGCCGCCGCTTCACCGATGGGGCACAATAAATGAAGTTTTCCATCGGAACCGAATACGGCGTCGATCAGCCGAGCGAAATTAGTGATGCCCTTATCGTCGCAACTTATCGTGCGACCGAAATGGTTATCATGAACCCCGTCCACTTTCCCAAGGCCGACTTCGAATACTGCGAGGGCAATTACGAGTTTCTATGCGATCAAGTCATGATCCGGGGCCTTCAATCCAAAATTGATGCACTAGACGACGCGCAGCTTAGGGCGGACGAGCGC